GCCCAGCGGACGTATCTCCACAAGCGCAACAAAACCGCAACATCAGCAGTATGATGGACTTGAGCGGTATGGAGATTTGCGCTAAGGTTGGCATTAAGAAGGGCACCAACGGTTATAAAGACAATAACCAACTTATGGCTGCTCTCACGCCGGATAACTCAGAATTTTTGCCCCAAGGCAGTATTCCAATGCAACAAACTACAATTGCTCCGAATGCTGCACCACAAGCTCCTGCACAAAATAGCGGTGCAGTTCCTTCTTGGGCGCAAAGGTAATCTAGCGGCAGGGCCATTCCGCGCCTGCTAGACCACGGATAGGGGGGCCGTGGGCCGCGAACCCCCCAACTTACTATTCTAGCAAATAGGAGAAATCACATGCGTCCAACGTATGAGACAAGTCAAGATTTGATTAATGAGCAAAGTGTAATTTCAAGTTTTTGTAATTACTGGTCGCCGTTACGTTTTGAAAAAATGCCTAAACAATATCACCTCGATTACTGCCTAATGGTTGGTGAAGCAGTCACAGGATTTTGCGAAGTAAAAATTCGAAAAAATACTCACGATAAATACAGGACATATATTCTTTCTTTAGCGAAAGTATCAGCGGCTAAAAACTTACAGGACGCTTGCGGATTATCTAGTGTTCTTGTTGTAAAGTGGACAGACCGAACAGGTTATACATCGTTCAATTATGGTTGGCCTGTACTTGTTGGTGGTCGCACTGATCGTGGAGATTGGCAGGATGTAGAACCTGTTGTCCATATTCCTTTGTCTGATTTTAAGTATTTGGATTGAGCTATGTTACTTAGACCTTATCAAGAAGTTGCTGTATCTGACGCTTGCACAGCGTTAGACAAACACAAAAACACACTCGTAGTCGCGCCCACAGGTGCAGGCAAAACGATCATGTTATCCGCCCTTGTTGGCAAGAGATACAAAAAGGGAAAGCGCGTCCTAATCATCCAGCATAGGGATGAGCTAGTTGAGCAGAACAAAGAGAAGTTCGAGCGCGTTAACCCATACATCACAACAAGCATTGTGAACGGCACTGTAAAGCATTGGGACGGCGAAGCTGTATTCTCAATGGTTCAAACAATGTCGCGAGATAATAACCTGCGCAAACGCCCGAAGTTTGACATGGTAGTTATCGACGAAAGCCACCACGCCGCCGCAGACACCTATCGCAAGGTGATCGACGCCGTGATCGAAGACAACGAAGACGCAGAGATTGTAGGCTTTACAGCCACTCCAAACCGAGGGGATGGCAAGGGGCTGCGCGATGTATTCAACAACTGCGCACACCAGATCGAAATGGCGACACTAATCCGCGAAGGATTTCTTGTGCGCCCTACATCTTATGTCGTTGATCTGGGCGTTAATGACCAACTGGATAATGTGACGCGCCGTGGCAAAGAGTACGACATGGAAGAGGTCGCAGCGATTATGGATCGCCAAGTCATCAACGAACGTATCGTGGATGAGTGGATGGAGAAAGCTGGTGATCGCAAGACAGTAGTGTTTTGCTCAACCGTCTTACATGCCGAACACGTTTGCGAAGCCTATCTTCGCGCTGGCATCAAAGCCAATTTTGTTACGGGAGAAACGCCCAAGGACAAACGCGCCGAAATGCTGCACGATCTTGAGTTTGGTGATCTGCAAGTTATCGTCAACGTAATGGTGCTGACAGAGGGTTTTGATGCACCCCCAGTCTCGTGTGTTGTCTTGACACGCCCATGCTCTCAGAAGGGCACAATGGTGCAGATGATCGGTCGTGGACTGCGCATCGTCGATCCTGAGCTATATCCAAATACCATCAAGACCGATTGCATCGTCATGGACTTTGGCACATCAATCATCACGCATGGTAACCTAGACGGTGCAGAGAAGCGCGAAGGCGAGGAAGCTCCCACTAAGGTTTGCCCAGAGTGCGAAAGCGAAGTCGCAACAAATACGCGCGTCTGCCCAATCTGTGAACACGAGTTCGAGCAAAAGCAAAAAGACGAATTGCACAACTTCGTCATGACCGAATACGATCTTATGGAGATGTCACCATTCATGTGGATTGATCCATATGGTCTTGGCACTGCAATGATGGCTACAGGCTTCCAAGGCTTTACTATGGTGGCGAAGGTCGGAAACTACTGGATGGCGATTGTAAAGCCGCAGACAGGGCGCGTTAGAGTGGTATCTATCGGTGAGAAGGTGCAAGCGATGGCCGCAGCGGATGATTTCTTGCGCGAGATCGAAGATAGTAGCGCAGCAAACAAGTCAAAGCGGTGGCTTAACCAAGCCGCTACGCCAAAGCAAAAAGAAATTCTGCGCAATAAAGGCGTGCAGATCAGCGAAATGGATTTCTCTTGGACAAAGTACAAAGCTGCATGTTGTTTAGGATACTATTTTAATCGAACACAAATTGATAGACTGATTGCAGATAACTGGGAAAGACTAACGGGAGAAGAGCATGGAACGATCTGAAACATTAGATACGGCTAAGGAATATGTCACCAAGGATCGTGCCGCTACGCATGGTGATATGGAGTCAAACCTGACAACTATAGCAAACCTATGGTCGATTTACTTGGACACGTTAATCAAGCCGCATGACGTAGGGGCTATGATGGCTATGCTTAAAATTGCTCGCATAAAATCCAATCCCCAAAATGCAGACAACTGGATCGACGGCTGTGGTTACTTGGCGTGTGGCAACGAATTGTCCAGCAAGGAATAAAAATGGCTCGCTTTGAAATGTACCTATTTATGGTCGAATCAGAAAAACAGACGATAGAAAGCTCTGAATATGAATTGATCTGTTGGGTAAAAAATAGCGAAGACCTTAATGAAATTCAGTCAGTGGCGAATGATGTAATCAACACCCACATAGAAGAAGCTGAAAACACAGTTATGTTTGGAACCGCAAGCATAATGGTTAGAGGGGAAGAGGTTATGAATCTAGGATTCAGAAACAACGAAATTGACCCCGATAAAATTGACGAGGTAATAGACCTTATTTCGACAGGAGAGGAAATTGAGCATTGAGCGATAATTCAACAGCACCAGAGCCAATGAAAGAATTGGCACACATACTTGGAGTATTCGGCTGGAACACAAGGTTTTCTGATTTAACAGAAGAGCAAGTACATACGCTGATATTCGGTATCCAAGAAGCAAAAAGATTAGATCAGGAGATTAACATTGGGCAACTCGAAGACACCTACTTTAAGTCAACAGGCACTTGGCCCTCTACTTCAATCCCGTTCTAGGGTCGATCCTGTAGCGGAAAGCATCAAAGAAGCTGTGGATAAAGCAGTCGTTGCGGGTGAGCAAAAAAGAGAGCGCCGTAAATACATCGGGGCATCAAGTATTGGCGACGAGTGTTCGCGCAAAATACAGTACAGATACCTCAACTACCCCATAGATGCTGACAAGGCATTTAGCGCCCGTACACTGCGTATATTCCAGTTCGGCCACGAGATTGAGGACTTTGCTGCAAAGTGGCTCAAAGACGCTGGTTTCGATCTGCGCACAGAAGACAAAGACAATAAGCAATTTGGCTTCTCTATCGCTGACGGCGAGATACGCGGTCACATAGACGGCGTAGTATGCGATGGCCCTGTAGCTATGGGCTACCCCGCGCTGTGGGAGTGCAAATCGGCCAACGATAGCAAGTTCAAAGGGTTTGTACGTCATGGCGTCGAAAAAGCGAACAAAACATACGCAACTCAGTTGGCTCTGTACCAGACCTACATGGAGTTAACTGAAAACCCTGCGTTGTTTACCGTTATCAATAAAAACACCTCAGAGGTCTATTATGAGCTAGTGCCTTACAATAAAGCCTTGGCTCAAGAGGCAAGTGATCGAGCCGTGAATATCTTGACGGCATCAAAAGCTGGTGACATTCTACCGCGTGTTGCGCAAAGTAAAGATTTTTTTCTGTGCAAGTTCTGCGAGTTTCGTGAAACATGCTGGAATTAGTAAAAAATATGGGACGCGCTTGGTCGGCGGCATCCCATATTTAGTAGTTAAGTTGTGAACAGGGACAAGATAATGAATCTATTAAGATATGGCAAGACACCACAAGAGGTAGCAAAGAGAATTTCGGAAGAAGTTCCCCGTAGTGTCCAATTGTCCGCACTTTTCGAAACATACCCCCAAGGGGTGCAGCGCGGTAAGGAATTCTTTCTAGGTTCGTTGCGTGGCGAAGCGGGTCAATCACTCCGCATTAATATCGACACAAGCAGTCCGTGGTTTATGACTGGAAAAGATTTCGAATCAGGCGATGGCATCGGTGGTATCTGCAAGGTGTTTAAAGAAGGTCGCGGATATTCGCTCACAGAATGCCTAGATTACTTCAAGCATCATCTGCCCACAGACTACGTTGCTCCGCCAGAAAATATTGTTAAGCCGAACAATCCCATTAACTTCTCTGTAATGGCATCATCCCCACCGCCGCAGGTTCCACAACAAACCGAACAAAAGCAAACTATTAACCCAAGTACGCCGTTCGAAGAGGAATATGCCTATACAGATGAGGATGGTGTAGTTCTCGTTACTGTACGCAAATACTTTGACCGGGACGTAACCGGAGAAATTGTTCGGGATAGTTCCGGGAAGCCAAAGAAACAATTCCGCCAGTTCATGAATGGTCGCCAAGGCGTGCCAGAACCGCGCCCCTTGTATAACATCCCGAACATTTTAGGTGCGGATAAAGTTATATGGGTCGAAGGCGAAAAGTGCGCTAACGCTTTAAATGATTTAGGATACGCTGCAACATGCACCATCGGTGGTGCGGGTATGCTGTCCGAAAACACAGCCCACAAGTTTGAATTTACGCAACTGCGCAACAAAGAATTAATCTTATGGCCTGACAATGACGAAGCTGGAAAGAAGCTCGCTCGCATTGTGGAAGCGCAAGCTAAAGAAGCAGGAGCCAAAAGTACACTGATTTTGCAAATTCCCGCTACAAAAGAAGAGAAGTGGGATGCCGCAGACGCTATTGATGAAGGCTTCGATATTAACAAGTTCATCAAGTCGCAAGAAAGCAAAATCAAAAAGCCAATATCCCTGCTAGACGAAAGCCTGCTAATTGACCAGTATTTCGTTGGATCGCCGCCAGAGCAAAAGTTCCTCATTGGCGATACAATCCCGCTCGGCGTGCCCACAGTATTCGCCGCAGCAGGCGATAGCGGTAAAGGCATGATGACACTCGATCTCGCAATGAAGGTCGCATCAGGCGCATCTATGCAAAGCGCATTCGGTGGACTCGTAGCAGAAC